ATACTTTTGCTGGTGTATTAAACGGTAGATTTAAAGTATACATAGACCCATACAGTGCAAACAACACAGCGAAGCAATACTTCGTAGTTGGTTATAAAGGTACTTCACCTTATGACGCAGGTATGTTCTATTGTCCATATGTACCTCTACAAATGGTTAGAGCAGTTGGTCAGGATACATTCCAACCAAAAATTGGTTTCAAAACTAGATACGGTTTAGTTGCTAACCCATTCGCAGAAACAGGCGCTCAGTCTGGTGCTGCTACAGCGGTTAACAATGCTGGATCTGCTAACTCAAACAGATACTACAGAAGAGTCCAAGTGGCTAATCTTATGTAATATTTGGGTTATATACCAAATCAAAAAAGGCGGGCCTCAAAGCTCGCCTTTTTTATTTCTACTAAATACTAATATGATTAAAAAATATATTGCCACATTTTATGTTGCCGCTTGTTTGGCAATTCTTATATATTTTATGTGGCCTACAAAGAAGAACCAACTAGAGTTTATTGAAGAAAGAATTAAAGAAGTAGAACTAAAACAAAAGGTTCTTACAGAACAAGAAAAAAGATTAGAAAAGATGGCCACTGAAAAAGATTGGGCTGAGGTAGATAAGGACTCTAATAAATAGTATTATGACTATTACAAACTCATTAGCTAGACAACCTACTAAATTAGACTACGCTAGTCCTACACAGTTTAAATTTAGTATCATCAAACTACCTAAAGTAGAATATTTTTGTACAGCAGTAAATATACCTGGTATTAATCTTGGTGACGCAACACAGGCTACATCATTAAAAAACATACCAATACCTGGCGACAAGCTCACATACGAACCACTACAAATGACATTTTTAGTTGATGAAAATTTAGAGAATTTTCAGGAGATACATGGTTGGCTTGTAGGTCTAGGCTTTCCTAGAAATCACACTGAATTTCAAAACTTGTTGTCTTCAGGTAATGATAGATTTCCAAATAGAAATACATCATCTATATCTAAAGAGGCTGGTAAAACAAAATTTGCTGCGGCAGATGCAGGACCGACATTATCTGATGCAACACTAACAGTATTGTCAAGTAAAAATAACGCACAAGTAGAGGTTAGATTTAGAGATGTCTATCCTACTGGACTTACTGGATTGGCATACAATCAACAGGCCGCTGATGTAGATTACCTGACAGCGACTGTTTCGTTTAGTTATCTCATATATGACTTTGCGAATACAGGCTCTTCTACTACAACTGTGACCACATCATAGACTGTACTTTTTATAGTTTTTGATATATAATGGAGTTATTATGGATTTAGAACAATTACAAGATTTGGCTGATAAGAAACTAACGATTAACGATACTGAGTTAGATTTAGAGTCATTAAAGACACCCCAACTACATAACGAATTTTTAAAACACTTAACAAAGTTTAAGTTGCTATTAAGTAAAGCTCAGATAGAATATTACACACAAAGAAAAGAAAAATGGGAGTATTATACAGGTAAAGCACCTCAACAAGTATATGCTCAAAAACCATTTAACTTAAAAATATTAAAAACAGATATTGACAAGTATCTGGATTCTGATCCTGAGCTTGTTAAATATAAACAAAAAGTAGAATATATTCAGACAGTCATAGATTTTTTAGATCGCACAATCAAACAAATATCAAACCGTGGTTTTCAAATTAAGAACGCTATTGACTGGAGGAAGTTTACTAGTGGCGCTATCTAATAATGACTACCACCCGTTATCTAATCATTGATAAACTAAACGAAGTATATCTCAAAATAGAAGCAGAAGCAGACATCAGGCGAGAGCTTGGTGAATACTTTACCTTTGAGGTACCTGGTTTTAAATTTATGCCACAATATCGTAATAGAGTTTGGGATGGTAAAATTAGACTATTCTCATATGCGACTGGTAAAATATATGCTGGTCTATATCCATACATAAAAAACTGGTGTAAAGAAAATGGTGTGCATGTTGTTGATGGCACAAAAATACAAGAAACTAATATTGATGATAGTAAGTTAGACAACTTAATCAAAGCCTTAAAATTACCACACGAAGTTAGAGATTATCAAAAAGAAGCTTTTAGATATTCTATTGAAAAAAATAGATGTTTGTTAGTGTCACCAACAGCGTCTGGTAAATCTCTTATAATATATCTAATGTTAATATTTAATCTATTAAGACTAAAAGATACTAAGCAAGATAAAATATTAATTATAGTACCGACTACCTCACTTGTTGAGCAGTTGTTCAAAGACTTTAAAGACTATGGCTATAATAGTGATAGAAATGTGCATAGAATATATCAAGGCCACGAAAAAGAAACAAACAAAAGAGTTATAATATCTACTTGGCAATCTGTCTATAATTTACCAAAGAAATGGTTTAGTGATTTTGGTATGATTATAGGTGACGAAGCTCACTTGTTTAAATCTATGTCACTTACAAAACTAATGACTAAACTAGAAAAGACAAAATATAGAGTTGGTCTAACTGGTACACTTGATGGTAGTAAAACACACAAATTAGTATTAGAGGGTTTGTTTGGTGCTGTAAATAAAGTGGTATCTACAAGTGAGTTAATAGAAAAAGAACAATTGGCTGATCTAAAAATTATATGTTTAATATTACAACACGACTCTACAGCTAGACACTTTTTAAAAGATAAGACATACCAAGAAGAAATGGACTATCTGGTGTCTAATGAAAAGAGGAATAAATATATAAGAAATTTGGCGACTTCGCTAAATGGGAATACACTATGCCTATTTCAATATGTGGAAAAACACGGAAAGAATTTATATGAATCTATACGAGAACGAGCAGGAAGCGAAAAAAAAGTCTTCTATGTTTACGGAGGAGTTGAAGCAGATGAAAGAGAAAAAATTAGAGAAATTACAGAAAAGTCTGACAACTCTATTATCGTTGCAAGTTATGGGACTTTCTCTACGGGCATTAATATACGGAACCTGCATAACATTATTTTTTCTAGTCCTAGCAAGTCCAGGATAAGAAATCTACAGAGTATCGGTAGAGGTTTAAGACTAAAAGATAATAACAGCGCAGCCACTTTATATGACTTAGCTGACGATATATCATACAATGGTAAAGAGAATTATACACTACAACACTTTAAAGAAAGAATAAATATATACAACGGAGAGGATTTTAATTATGAAATCCATAATGTGGAGTTAAACAATGGTTCAAAAAACAACACCAAACCCGATTAAAATTATTAAGTTAATCAATGGTGATGATATTGTATGTTCATTGCCAGCAGAACAACTTGGTGAAAAGTCTCCTTTGTTGAGATTAAACAAACCTTTACAAATTAAATATATACCACAACTAACGGCTCAAGGTCTGAAAGACTATGTGGCTTTAATCAAATGGAGCCCCTATACAAAAGATGTGGTTTTAACTTTGCCAAAAGACAAGATAATGACTATTGTAAATGCTAATCCTGATATGACAAAATCTTACAACCATATGATGTTGTCTTATGATAAAATGGATCTTATACCAAAAAAAAGTAAACCTGTCACATTTAAAAGAGAAAGATTAAATGATGAAGACAATGAAAGAGTTAATGAAATATTTGACGAGATTGATGATGATGATTTTATTCCTAAAAAGACTATACACTAATAGACTCTATTCCTCTGATCGCTCTACAAGCTCTATTATACACAAAATTTCGAAAAAGTCAACGCTGATTTGGGGAGCTTAAAACATTGACAAAAAAGCAAAAAAGTAGTATATTAATATTATGAATAAAGTAAAAAAACAAAAAGAGCACTATGTAAATAATAAAGAATTTTTAGAGGCTATGAAAGCCTACAAGAAAAGTGTTAATAAAGCGATACGAGCAAAAGAAGAAAAACCACCTGTTACAGATTATATAGGTAGTTGTTTTTTAAAGATAGCGAATCACTTATCTTATAGACCTAATTTTATCAATTATACATTTAGAGACGACATGGTTAGTGATGGTATTGAAAACTGTCTACAATACCTAGACAATTTTAACCCAGCTAAATCAAGTAATCCTTTCGCCTATTTTACACAAATAATATATTACGCTTTTGTTAGAAGAATACAAAAAGAAAAGAAACAAACAACCATAAAACATAGACTTATTATGGATGCTAATTATGATGATGTAGCTCTTCAACCAGGTGATGATGGCGAATTTAAGAATCAATTTAAAGAGTTTTTACAAAAAAATATAAGAATGGAAGAACCTGTAAAAAAAGTAGAAAAAAAGAAAAAGAAAAAAAGAGTAAAAAAATCCACTTCTAAATTGTTTCACTAAAACATGAAAATAGCTTTATTAAATGATACGCACTTTGGTGCTAGAAACGATAGTCCAGCTTTTCTGGATTACTTTATGCGTTTTTATAACGAGATATTTTTTCCATATTTAAAAGAAAACAACATAACAACTCTTATACATTTAGGTGATGTTGTTGATAGAAGAAAGTTTATAAACTTTAAAACAGCACACACCTTTAGAGAAAACTTTATGCACCGACTGTATAAAGAAGGAATTGACACTCATATTATATTAGGTAACCATGATACTTATTATAAGAACACAAACGAAGTAAATGCGATTAGAGAATTGTGTACTACTTATGATGGAATAAAAGAACCTTGGATATATGAAAAGGCAGTAACAAAAAATTTTGGCGGCACCGATATTTGTCTTATACCTTGGATATGTGATGACAACTACGAACACTCTTTAAAAGAAATAGAAAGTAGTAAAGCGCAGATCGCATTAGGTCATTTAGAGATAAAAGGTTTTGAAATGAATGCAGGTCATATGAATTTACAAGGTTTAGAAAAGTCTATGTTTCATAGATTCGAAAAAGTATTATCTGGCCACTTTCATAAGAAATCAGATGATGGTCAAGTTTATTATCTTGGCACACAATACGAAATTACTTGGTCAGATTATAAATGTCCAAAAGGCTTTCATATACTGGATACAGAAACTAGAGAAATAACTAGGATACCTAATCCTATGAGAATACATAAGAAGTTAATCTACAATGATAAAGATAATAACTATGTAAATATGGACTTATCACATTTTAAAGATACCTTTGTAAAAGTTTTTGTATCAAATAAAACAAACGAAGAAATGTTTAATAATCTAATTGATAGACTACACAACACAATAGATACACACGAAGTCAATATTATAGAAGATTTAAATACAGATATTACAGCATCTGTCAAAGAAGACATATTAGATCAAGGAGAGGACACACTTACATTTTTAGGAAACTATGTTGAACAAATAGATAGCGACTTAGATAAACATAAACTTAAAAATGTTATAAAAGACTTATATACTGACGCAAGTGAAAGATGATATTATTTAAAAAAATAAGATGGAAGAATTTTCTATCTACTGGAAACACATTTATTAATATAGATTTAAACAAATCACAAATGACGCTGATGATTGGCGCCAATGGTTCTGGTAAGTCAACCATGTTAGACGCATTGACCTTTGCTTTATTTAATAGACCTTTTAGGTTAATCAAAAAAGAACAAATAGTAAACACTATAAACAATGCAGACACAATTGTTGAGGTAGAGTTTCAGATAGGAACAAAATACTTTAAAGTTATACGAGGTATCAAGCCAAATATATTTGAGATTTATAGTGATGGAATATTACAAAACCAAGATGCTTCTAGTGTAGATTATCAAAAAATATTAGAAGATCAAATATTAAGATTAAATTACCGAGCGTTTAAACAGATCGCTGTTCTAGGTTCCTCATCATATCAACCATTTATGCAAATGAGGCCTAGACACAGACGAGAAGTTGTTGAAGAAATATTAGACATAAGAGTATTGACACACATGGATATATTGACAAGAAATCAACAAACAGAACTAGGTAAACAAATAGTTGATGCTAGACATCAATGTGATCTAATAGAATCAAAACACGAACTACAAACAAAACACTTTAATGATTTGAAGAATAGAAGTACAGGTGATATTGATATTAAAAAACACAAACTACAAGAAAATAAAGATGCCACGGAATCATATTTAAGAAAGACAGAAAAACTAGAAGAAGATTACAAACAATATGAAAGCCAAATAGTTGACAAACCAAAGTATGAAACAAAACTAAAACAGCTAGAAAAACTAGAAACAAAGATAGAACAAAATTTAGAAACACATAAAAGAAGTTTAGACTTTTTTGAACAAAATGATAGTTGTCCAACCTGTACACAAAAGATAGAAGAAACATTTAGAGACGAAAAGATACAAAAAGAAAGAGCAAAGGTTGTCACATTAAATCAAGGTATGAAAGATTTAGTGACTGAACTAGCTAAAGTAGAAAGTAAAATTACAGAGTTTAATGGTATATCAGAAAAATTATATGACAATAAAATATCACTATCTAAAGTAGAATCTTCTTTAAAAGAACTTAAAAGATTTTCTGACTCATTACACAATGAGATATTATTATTAGAGGGTAAAGACGAAGATGATAAAGATATAGAAAAAAGTTTAGTTGATTTACAAGAACAATTAAGTCAAACAAAACTTGAACTAGCTAAAATTACTGAAGAGAAAAAATACCTTGATGTTGCTAGAGAGATATTATCTGATAGAGGTGCGAAAGCTAAAATCATTAAGAAGTATTTACCTATTATGAATACACTAATTAATCAACATCTACAATCTATGGACTTCTTTGTATCATTTCATTTAGACGAAGAATTTAAAGAAGAAGTAAA